TGCTGCGAGAGTATCTAACCCATCTAATCAATCCAATCACAAGACTGCTAAGAAGCTGCTTGAATACTGCATTGAGCATAAGCACTGGTCAATCTTCGAGATGGCAAACGCAGTGGTGGAAGTCGAGGCACCACGGGACATCACACGACAGCTATTACGACATAGATCCCTATCTTTTCAGGAGTTTTCACAAAGGTACTCTGACGAAATCGAAACGACCCCCAGAAAATACAGAAGACAAGACCTGTCCAACAGACAAAACTCTATAGACGATATGGACATAGAGACAGCGTACCGTGCAGACGTGCTTCAACGGCGTGTAGGTCGAGCGGCCATGGATGCCTACCAAGAACTGCGTAATGCTGGCGTAGCGAAGGAGTGTGCCCGTGTATTGCTACCCGAAGGGCTCACAATGTCCCGTATGTACGTCAATGGCACTCTACGCTCATGGTTGCACTACCTAGATGTACGGGATGACCCCGAAGTAACGCAGCATGAGCACGTCCTACTTGCCAGAGCTATCCGCAAAGTGCTAGAGCCAGCGTTCCCCTTAGTTATGGGAGGGGTGAATACAGAGATACGGCCCATGACTGACGAGGAAAGAAACAGAGCAAAAGAACGGAATGCTGAGTCGTAATGTCGCAGCAAACCTCAACTTAGCAAGCATTAGCAGACTAACTACTTGATTTATATGACTTTGGTTGCGGGAGTAGGATTTGAACCTACGACCTTCAGGATATGGTTGTATTACTTTAAAATCAGGTAGTTAGGCACCCCTTGGTGTTAGATACCTCATAACTAAGTGGTGTATTTAGCCCTTGACTGATTGGTTAACTAATGTACAATAGGGCAACCCGCCCAGGGTTGTGTATATATATATACTACTACTAAGGGTTCTTAATACCAAACTACTATAATAAATATATTCATAATAATTTGTAATATGGCGTGATTTGGTCAGACACAGATAGTTAAACAATTATACTTAGATTAAGTATAGAATTAAAATAACAAAGGTGAACTGTAATGCGATTAAGATACAAAGAGCTAGGGGAGATGCCCTTTCTGCATTGCTGTGACCGCTGTGGTAAGTTTATGCAAGAGGGACACACAGCTATGGCACTAACCTATGAAAGCTCAGATGGTGCACTCCTGTTTTTATTCCATTGCTTACTATGCCATACGAATCATAACATTGAGGTTAAAGCTTGAGCTATTCGTACTCTGAACAACTACAACTGCTTAAAGGTATTGTACTAGCAGAGGGTCAGACCCGCACCACTGACTGTCCCTTCTGTGGTGGCAAAAGTAAGTTTAGTATATCTAAGACACTGGATGGTGTTACAGTTTGGAACTGCTACAGGGCAAGCTGTCCTATCAAAGGAAGCTATAGGGGTAGGCGTAGCCCTCAATCGCTCCGTAGAGCCATGGAGAAGCCCGTACAGGGCCAAGTTGTTAATCATAGGGCTACCCCCCTCCCAAGCATAACTAAGAGCTTTAGAAACGATCCCACAGCCTTACAGTACGTAATAGATAATAACTGCCTGGAAGCATTTGAGGCTAACTACATTAAGATCAGGTACGCACCGGCAGAGAAGAGAGTCATGTTCTACACAGCTACGGGTGAGGGTGCAGTGGGTAGGTCCATGGTTAATGCCAGAGCTAAGTGGTGGTCCTATGGCGACACTAAGGGCGGCATACACATAGGTAGGGGCGATACGGCTGTATTAGTAGAGGACGTAGCCTCCGCATGTTCAGTGTCTAGATTGGACAACTACGTAGGTGTTGCCTTGCTAGGTACTAATATCACAGAACAGATCAAGAACACCTTAAAAATATACAACAATTTGTTTTTAGTGCTTGACAATGATGCATCAGTTAAAGCAGTAACATTAACTAAGTCCCTAACTACGGCAGTCAAAGTGAAGCTAACTAAGAGGGATTTAAAGTATTTAGACCCGGAGCAACTGAAGGAACTGTTTCAATGAAAGTTAGAACAATTTGTGTGATAGATGCTGAATATGATGATTTCATCATGGCGGCGGATAAGCTTAAAGAGATCAATAGGGCTATGCACACGCTCTGCAAAGATGATCCTACCATAGTATGGCATGGAACTGACATGAAAGAGCGGCGGGGCGACACAAGCCCTCTAGACTTTGCTAAGATGAAATTCCGATCTAACTAGCACAAAACAAAGAACTAATGTCCAGCCCTGCATTTTGCGGGGCTTTTTTTATGTCTGCCCCCTTGATTTGCGAGAAGATACCACATAAGTAAGTGGGACTATCCCCAAATAGCATAAAGGACCATAAATGCAGACAGAACTACTTAAATCCCTACTATCACACGATTTTTTTATAGATAATCGTAATTATATAAAGCCTTCTATATTCGATGATGCCTACTTAAAGGTGTGGGAGTCCATCGAAGCAGCGCAAGAAAAATACCAGCATGATCTAAGCATTAGTGATGTATCCTGCCTTTGGTTAGCGGACAATTCCACATCTACTAATGCGGAATATGGCATTCTATCAGACGCTCTTGAAGAGGTGGGTAGAGCCCACGTACTGAGTAAAGATGTAGCCAAGGATGTTATTGAGAAGCTATGGCGACAGGAGAGCTTTAGGGACATAGCGCAGATGTCCTTGGATGCCTCAAGCGGAAGCCTGGATATATCCACCAAGATATACGAAGCTATCGAAAAGCTTAAAGAAGGCATCCTGATTGAGGATGATCTACCAGATCCTATTACTGACGACATACATGAGCTCCTAGCTACAGCTACTGATGCTGCACGTTGGAAGTTTAACATAGAGAGCTTATCCCGTGTCTCCTACGGATTAGGTCCCTCAGAGTTTGGTATCGCATTTGCTAGACCGGAGACGGGCAAATCATCCTTCGCTGTATCTCTAGCCGCCGGCCCTGATGGCTGGTGCCAGCAAGGTGCCAAGGTTGTCTACATAGGTAATGAAGAAGATATGAAGCGTACCAAGCTTCGTGCCATACAGTGTTGGTCCGGCATGACTGCTAGAGACGTTGAGGCTGATCCTGACGCAGCCATGGGTCGCTTTGCTGCTATCAAAGATCGTTTCATCTGCGTCAATGCGCAGGAGTGGACCTTAGACACCGTGGATAAGTTCATCCGCAAGTATGCTCCTGATGTTGTTATCATTGACCAGCTAGATAAAGTTAACATCCATGGCACATATAACTCCAGCCACGAGAAGCTACGTGAGCTATACCGCTCTGCCCGTGAGATGGCGAAGCGGCATGAGATTGCCCTACTCGCAGTAAGTCAGGCCAGTGCAGATGCGGAGGGTCGTACCCGCTTAGATTTTAGCATGATGGAAAACAGCCGGACAGGAAAGGCTGCGGAAGCTGATTGGATTTGCGGTATTGGTAAACACTCCACGGGTGACGATGCGGAGCCTGATGGCACACGGTTCCTAAACATATGCAAGAACAAGCTTAGTGGTTGGCACGGAGTAGTAGCTTGTGAGCTCACAGAGACAGGGGAGTACAAGGTATGAATAGACTTGTATTAGACCTTGAAACCACAGTCCAAGACACAGATGGTAAAGTTGATGGTAGCCCGTTTAACGCCGCAAACCGTTGCGTGTCCGCTCACTACGGGTGGCTAACTGATACTGGCGTGGAAGAGGTTACCAGCCTTGTATTCTTTCACAATGATAAGGCAGTACCAGACGACATTGAAGTGCTGCGTGAGGTACTGCTTGAGGCTGATTGTATTATTGCCCACAACCTAAACTTTGATGCTCAGTGGCTCAGAGAGATGGGCTTAGAGCTACCTGCTACGCTGAGATGTACTATGATATCAGAGTATATCCTAGCCCGTGGTCAGCGTAAGTCGCTATCACTTAAAGAGACAGCCCTGCGCAGGAAGTGTGGCACCCAGAAGAAGTCAGACCTAGTGTCTGAGCTATTTAATAGTGGTACGGGCTACGAAGCAATGCCTTTAGATACCGTGTTAGAGTACGCAGAAGCAGACGTTAGGTCTTGCGGGGACGTATTTCTATCACAAGAGGCTGAGTTCGATCAGGACCACAGTAAGTCCCTGCGCAATATTGTTGCGCTGATGAACGAGATGTTGTTATTTTGTTTGGAAGTGGAGACCAATGGCCTACACTTTGATAAGGACGTGCTTCAGACAGTTAAGGAAGAACTAGTCACTGAACAGGCAGACTTGCGGCACAAGCTCACAGATATTGGCGAACAGGTAATGGGAGACGAGCCCTTCAATTTAGCCAGTGGTAAAGACCTGTCCAAGCTAGTCTACAGTCGTGAGGTAAAGAGCCGTGATGATCACGTCCGCACATTTAATCTAGGGTTGCTACCCAATGGTCGCAGTAAGAGACCCCCTAGAATGAACAAGAGCCAGTTTGCCGGCTCAGTAAGGTCCCTCACCACCATAGCCTATAGGAAGGACGCTTCATGCTGCCCAGACTGTAATGGAAGAGGCTTTGTGCAGAAGTACAAGAAGGTAACTAGGCAGCGTCTGGGTAAGAAATACATCACTCAGGGAGATCCCTACAAGAACCCCTCACGCTGCAAGGTATGTAAGGGCGCCGGTGCTATATACACGCCGACAGGTAAGGTTGCCGGATTGAAGCTGTCCCCGCTAGACGTAAGCTACGCTAGTGTTAATGGCTTTAAGACTTCTAAAGACATCTTGGGCAAGCTTATCGATCAGGCACAGGCCAAGGATAATCTTCTGGCTGTGGACTTCTTACAGAGTTTAATACGACTTAACGCAGTAAGTACATACCTGGATAGTTTTGTTAAGGGAATTGAAGTGTGGACTAGAGGCACTTCCATCCTGCACACTAACCTCAACCAGTGCATCACAGCCACTGGCCGGCTGTCCTCATCACGTCCCAATCTACAGAACGCACCCAAGAAGGGCTTCCCTGTACGTAAGGCTGTCACCTCTAGGTTTGAGGACGGTCTAGTAATTGAGGCAGACTTTAGTGGTATTGAGTTCAGAGTTGCGGGTGAGCTCTCCAGAGACGGTCAGATCATATCTGATATTAACTCTGGTAAAGACATACACAGGCAGACCGCCAGCATTATCCACCAGAAGCCACCGGAAGACATCTCTAGTGATGTCAGAGGTCAGGTAAAGATGCACACCTTCGCTCCACTATATGGTGCGTCAGGCATGGGTCAGATGGACCATGTCCGTCTTTACTACGAGGAGTTCTTTAACATTTATAAAGGGCTAAAGAGCTACCAGAAGCGACTGATGGATGGTGTGATACAAAATGGGATCGTACAAACGCCATCAGGGAGACAATACTATTGGCCCAACGCCAAGCGATTAGGTAATGGTAGGTGCTCTGATGCCACACAGGTAGTTAACTGGCCCATACAGGGACACGCTACCGGAGACCTAGTGGTACTCGCATGTGTTAGAGCTCTGCGCCTGTTTAAGGAGCGTAACCTAAAGAGCCTTCTGGTGCTCAGTGTCCATGATAGCATAGTTGTAGACACGGTGCGGGACGAAAAGGACCTCGTGTGCGAGACGCTTAGAGAAGCTATGGTAGGCGTCACAAAGGAAGCTCAAGAGCGGTGGGGTCATACTTACGTCCTGCCCCTAGACATAGAAATTTCATCAGGCACAAATTGGTTGCAACAACACGAAATTAAGTGTTGACCATACCACTTAACTAATCTATTATCATAATTCTGGAAACCTTAGAAAGGCAATATATGACGAAAGACTTAATCATCGAAGACGGATTCTCCCTAGCAGATTTATCTGCGGAATTGGGAGCGGGTACAGAAAAAGAACAGGGTGCCCGTATGCCATTACTAAAAATGAATCGTCGAATAAAAGACGACAATAAAAATATGTTACCGCTTGGGGCATTTTATCTTACAGGGCAAGAGAAGGAAGCATTCTGTGTGTCAGATGCAGACAATCCTTGTGTGACTATTCGAGCTCTCTCACATCACTTTCAGTATTCTCATTACGACTCTCAAGCCGATAAGTATGTAAGTCGCTCACTACAGATACCTAACTTCCGCACAGAGGCCCGTGATACTGTCGGTACGCTTCGCTGCGGAAAGCCGGATGGCAAGGGTATGCAGCAACTAACACCTGAAGAAAGGGCAAGGTATAAGGAGATCAAGAACACACGTCTGGTACGTGCCTTGGTTACCATGACAGGTAAGACTGCGGACGGCGATACTGTTAACTATACTAACGAACCGTGCTTGCTAAAGCTTACAGGTCAAAACAACTTTGCTCAGAAAGACGGTGGCGTGTACGCACGCTTTGATGCTCAAGTACGGGATCTTATTCCTCGTGGCTACGACTTGTGGAACTTTGATATAAAGGTACACAGCGACGAGCATACGTCACCTGACGGTAGCCTGTTCTGGTACACTATGGAGTACTCCTTTAATCCAAAGGACCCTCAGAAGCTGGATCAGAAGCTTGTAGACAGTCTAAAGCACGTTGCAGAGACTGTGCGTGAGGAGAACGCAGAAGTAGATCGTCTCTACAAGGCGGCAGTTATGGACAGCGTTGCAGCCGCAGGTGCCTTGAATGCTTTGGGTGATGATCTTGAAGCAGACTTCGAGAATGCATTTTGAGCGAAATGCTTGAGATAAGCATCAAGCACGCTCTTGAGTGTCTGAGTAATAATGAGATTGAACACCTCAATATTGATGAAGACGCACTTGAATCGTGGATTGAGGAAGCGGGGGAGTCCTTTAAGGATTCCCTTCGCCGCCAGCTTACCCGCAAGAAGGATGCGCCACGTCTCCGTATGTCTAATATTGGGCGCCCAAGCTGTCAGGTACAGATGGCTATGAAAGGTGAAGAAGAGGTGCGTAAGCCCTACAACTTCATTGTTCGTATGCTGTTGGGCGACATTACTGAATCTGTGATGGAAGTCCTGCTAAAGATAGCTAAGACAGACATCACTGCTATGAAGTCCAAATCTGAAATGGAGATAGCTAATGTCACCATTAAAGGTGAGGACGATCTTCACATCTCAAATGAAGTGTGGGACGTAAAGAGTTGTTCGCCCTACGCATTCCTACACAAATGGTCGAAAGGCTATTCGGGACTGAAGAGTGATGATTCATTTGGATACATCGGGCAATTGTGGGGCTACGCCAAGGCTCAAGGTAAAGAGGCTGGCGGATGGATCACGGTAGACAAGAGCTCCGGTGAGATAGCTGTAGTTCGGGCAGAGATGGACGTAGAGGAGAAGCGGCGTGTAGAAGACAGTGTTACACGTACCGTGTCTCTTGTAGCAGAAGACGCTGCATTTGAGCGTTGCTTTGAGCCAGTAGAAGATAAGTTTGGTGGTAAGTATACTGGACTTAAACGCTTGGACACAGCCTGTGGTTTCTGTGACTTCGTAGGTAAGTGCTGGCCGGAAGCTTCGTTCAAGCCGCATCCCAATAGTAAGGCAGCTAAGAGGCCGCACTACTGGTTTGTTGAATGAAGCCATCATCAGCCAAGGCCAAGGGTAGGTCCTTTCAGCAATTCATACGTGACTGCATCTACGATACATTTCCAGACCTCACAGATGGTGATGTTAGATCGACTTCGATGGGTGCTGGTGGTGAGGACTTACAACTCTCTCCTGCCGCCAGGGCTTCCTTCCCGTACTCTGTGGAGTGCAAGGCTAACAAAAGCTTTGCTGTCTACAAAATCATGGAACAGGCACAGGCAAACTCCCCAGAGGGCAGTGAGCCACTAGTAATGATAAAAGGCGACAGGCGGAAACCTCTGGCTGTCGTTCACGCAGACCACTTCTTTCAATTATTAAAGGGTAGAAATACATGAATAAAGACTACGAAGACAACACTATACACATCAAGGTCACGCTTTCCGAAGATGACCCTGATGAAGCAGTTATAACTTCCTCTGCAAACTTCTCTGAAGACATGAGTGAAGATGTACTGGAATACTACTCCTCTCTAGTCATGGGCATTAACTACATGATCAACTTCAACGCTGATATGTTTGTTAATGTAGGAGAACTTGTGAAAATCTCTGTGGAGTCAGAGGCAGAAGACATCGTTTTTGAACCTGATGATGAGCTAAAAGACGCTATAGCTCAGAAGAAAGTTATCAATATAAAAACGAGGATGAACTGATGGCGGATATGGTTAACTCCCCGCCCCACTATAACAACGGCGACATAGAGGCCATTGAGGCTATCCGTGCGGCACTAGGGTCGGAAGGCTTTAAGGCTTACTGCCGTGGCACAGCTACTAAGTATCTCTGGCGGATGCCCCACAAGGGCAACGAGGGCCAAGATGCACAGAAGGCGATCTGGTATCTCAATAGATACCTAGACGAACTCTAATGAAGCGTAGGGGATCTGTACGCCAAATAAAGCGTAGAGACCCCGCCTCTTTTCTCAAAGCAATGGGTGCATTCCGCACCAAACAATACGCAGACAAGCGTAGGAAAACCGGACGAAAATCAAAGCATAAAAAGGATGATGCATGATCACACAAGACGATATTAACTACTTCAAAGAGTTTGATGATTTAACTCTTAAAACCTATCAGGCAGAGTGTGCTACTACTGCCATTTATGACAGCCAATTCAACGTATTATACCCTCTAATAGGTCTAATAGGTGAACTGGGTGAGTTCTGTAACAAATTTGGTAAGGTACTGCGGGATAACAACGGCGATATTACCCCAGAACTTTTAACGGAAGCTGAACTGGAACTGGGCGACAGTTTCTGGATGTTTATGCAGCTTCTTACCGGCTTGGGTCTCTGTTCAGAGAAGGTAGCCAAAATCAATTTATCAAAACTTAAAAGCCGCAAAGAGCGGGGAACACTACGTGGAAAAGGGGATTTTCGGTGAACGATAATTATTTAACAACAGACTACTCTCGCTTTATTGCAGTATCTAGGTACGCTCGCTGGCTCGAAGAGGAAGGTCGCAGGGAGACGTGGAGCGAGACTATAGAACGCTACATGGATAATGTAGTGAAGCCTCTGCTAGGAGATGAAGATAAGGGTAGCAATTCACCCTTGCACCAAATCAGAGAAGCCATGCTATGCCTAGAGGTAATGCCCTCAATGCGGTCACTAATGACTGCGGGGCCAGCCAGTGCTAAAGACAATACGTGCATGTATAATTGCAGCTATCTTGCGATAGATGATCCCAAAGCCTTTGATGAAGCTATGTACGTGTTGCTGTGTGGAACGGGCGTTGGGTTTAGCTGTGAGAGACAGTACATCAATAAGCTGCCAGAGATACCTGAAGGTATGTATCCTAGCGAAACTACCATTGTAGTGCGTGATAGCAAGAAGGGATGGGCAAAGGCGTACCGTCTTCTTATCTCGATGCTTTATGCGGGTGAAATACCTCAATGGGACGTAGGGCTAGTCCGTCCAGCGGGTTCACGTTTGAAGACCTTTGGTGGACGTGCCAGCGGTCCCGCTCCTCTAGTAGATTTATTTAACCACACAATAGCAGTGTTCAAGGACGCCGCAGGTCGCAAGCTATCATCCTATGAGTGCCACAGCCTAATGTGCAAAATAGGTGAGATAGTTGTCGTGGGGGGCGTTAGACGCAGTGCGCTTATCTCGCTAAGTAACCTGTCGGATGACCGTATGCGACACGCTAAGAGCGGCGAGTGGTGGAATACTGCACCTCACCTGGCCCTAGCAAACAACTCCGTGGCCTATACAGAGAAGCCCAATGCCATGTCATTTTTACGTGAGTGGACGGCACTGGCTGAGAGCGGGTCTGGTGAGCGTGGTATCTTCAACCGTCAGGCGGCAGCTAAACAGGCAGCTAAAAACGGACGTAGGGAAGAGTATGATCACTTTGGTACAAATCCATGTTCAGAGATCATCTTACGAAGCGGTGGCGTATGTAATCTAAGCGAGGTTGTGATACGTGCCACGGATACGCACAAGGACTTACACAGAAAGGTTAAGATAGCTACCATCATAGGTACTATACAGTCTACCTACACTAAGTTTCCTTACCTGCGTAAGCACTGGTCCCGAAATGCTGAAGAGGAGCGTCTTTTAGGGGTATCTCTAACGGGCATAATGGACAGTAAGATTACGAACGGTTCCACAGCGGGACTAGAGCGGCTACTGGAAGACCTCAAGCAGACGGCTCTGGATACAAATGCAATCTGGGCAGATAAGCTAGGAATAGAACAGAGTGTGGCTATAACATGCGTTAAGCCAAGTGGTACTGTATCACAGCTAGTGGACAGTGCCTCTGGCATACATCCACGCCACAGCCCGTTCTATATTAGGACTGTGCGGGGTGATAACAAAGATCCACTAACGCAGATGATGAAAGACGCTGGCATACCTAATGAGCCAGAAGCCTTTAATCCTGATCAAACTACTGTCTTTAGCTTCCCTATGAAATCACCACTTGGGGCGGTAATCACAACAGATCGCACTGCGCTCCAGCAACTAGAGACGTGGCTAATATATCAGAGACACTGGTGTGAGCATAAACCATCGATCACAGTCAATGTTAAAGATAGTGAGTGGCTAGAGGTGGGAGCCTTTGTGTACAAGAACTTTGATGAAATGAGTGGTGTATCCTTCCTACCATTCTCTAACCACACATACCAACAAGCTCCATACCAAGAGTGCGGAGAGTCTGACTACAAAGAACTACTGAGCTTAATGCCCAAATCAATCGATTGGTCAAAGCTTTCTGAGTACGAGAAGGAAGACACTACCGTATCTTCACAAACGATGGCTTGCAGCGGAGATTCCTGTGAGCTCGTAGACATTTCAGCATAAGGAGTACCACATGTCTAATACACCAAGTCGCTATGAACCAATCAGAATAAAAGGCTACAGTGCTTTTTATGAGGGAAAGTTTGAAAATCCATATCCCCCAGAAGCTATTACTAGCAAAGAATGGGAACGTGGATTTAATGATGCATGGTTTGAGAACCAGAAGAAGTATGCATAAGCACTTTAGTGAGCGGGATCACCGTATAAATGACGAAGCCGCCAGAGGGTCCGCAAAGTCCTTCTGGTCGGCTAAAGGATACACAGTAACAGACAACCCCAATACCTACGGGGTTGATCTAATAGCAGAGAAAGATAAGAGGCGCATATATGTAGAGGTAGAGGTAAAGCATACGTGGCACGGCATAGACTTTAAGTAC